GGCTGGTGGCGAACATACTCGTGGTCGAGCCTCGATCGCAGGTACTCCAGAGGAGTCTGGATCTTCGGCTCATCCGTAGCGGGCTTGTCCTTGTCCTTAGCCATGATACTCCTTCATGTAGTCAGCCAGCGACATGCCCTTCCCACCCCAGCAGGTAGGGAAGATCTCAATATCCGTCGGAGTTGGGATGCCAGCATACCCACTCTCCATCACGCCACGTACAAAAGTAACAACCTCTTGGAGCTCCGTCACAGGTACGTCTAATAGAATCTCGTCGTGGAACGTCATCAACAACATCTCGTCGTACCTCTCCGAGATCTTGATCAGTCGTTCCATTAGCACGTCCCGTGCCGTCCCTTGACACACACTGTTGATGGCTTTGTACAGCCGCTCCGGGTCCTGAGGGACGTACCTTCCAGATCCCAGCCGCACAATCGGCAAATGCTGCAAGTACTTGCTGTAGGCTTCGATCGCCGGAGCTGCCTTCTTCCATTGATCTCTCACCTCCGATACGGTCTTCGGGTTGGCATCAAGCCAGCCATCCTGGTACCTGGCTTGTCGAACCAGAGTGGTCACGCCCGCTGCGTACAGCGTGCCCAGGATGATCCGCTTCATCTTCTTCCGCTGCGCGGGAGTATAGTCAGGGCCGAAGGCAACCGCCGATGCGGCGGAGTACACATCATACCCACCCAGCAGATCAGGAATCAGGTTCCTCTCCTCTGCGAGGCCTACGGCCACGCGAGGCTCAATCTGGCCAAGGTCTGCGGACACGAGCACGTGTCCGGGACGGGGGACGAACACGGACCTAGCGGGGTTGCTGCTACTCACAGTCTGTACTGCGGGCTCCGTCACTGACCAGCGGCCGGTAACCGTACCTAGAGTAGAAACAGATGGGTGTACGACGTTCGAGCCGTCTACGAACCCAGTCAGGGTCGTCAGAAAGGTGGCCACGTTGTAGTTCTCGGCCACCGTCATCAGCAGCTTCAGCGGCTCGTTGTCCGGGTGGTCCTCTGCCAACTCCTCCAGAATCTTCCCTGTCAGCGACCACTGTCCTTCAGGATGCCTTTCGCTTGGCTTGGTCCTCTTGGTGAGTTTCACTCCACTCTCGATTAAGACACTGGCCCTTAGGGGAGAGCCTGCAACACAGCCATACCGGTCCAGCCATGTACTTCGAGCAGTCTCTAGGCGACCGCCCCACTCCTCCATAAGCTCCACCAACCGAGGAGATGACACCTTCATCCCTCGCATCCTCATGCGGGTGGCTATCGCCCTGATCTTGCACTCGTTCGGCCATGCCGTATGCACACCTTTCTCGTACATCATCGGCTCCAAGACCATGAACAGCTTGCGCACGTCCCGTGCATCTGCGCCAGCGTAGGCCACGAACACCGGATCGTACACGTCGATGATGCGGAAACCCTCACCGATCTGCTTCTTGGTCAGCTTGCCATCCGGCCGCTTCCCCAGAAGCTCCCTGAAACGGGCGTAGAGGGCCTTCTCAGCCTCTTCCAACCCCGGACCCACATAGAGGGATACCAGCTCCTTCAGACCGTGCGGTACGGTCTCTCCGGGCCACAGCAGCTGGGCCAGGACTTTGGTGTCCAGATTCTTGTCCGTGATGTCGATGCCGAAGTGCTGGTGGATGGAGATGCAGTCGGCCTGGTCATGGCTGATGAACTGGTTGGCTTGCTCTAAAACCTGCCCAACCACGGCAGACTGAGCAGGATCCTGTACATCAAACACGTAGGTGTGATGGCCTGTGTCCAACTGGACGGTGCGAAGACGCCAGTCTTCGTCCCAGTAGTTGAGGCTGGTGAACTCCGTGTCGAGGCCGAGAACATCGGCATTCTCAAGAAGGATCTTGAGGTAGGAATCCAGGGGGTACTCGAAGTCAGGTCCGAACATTTACCGCTCCGAAGGGAAGAGGTGAGGGTAGCCCCAAGGCTCCTGGGTTTCCACAAGCACAGCACCTCCACCGATACGGTGGAAGTCCGGGCTGTGCTCCATGTCGTACGGACCTATTGTACGATGGTACTCGACCTGCCCATCTCGTACGTAAGGAACGAAATCCGGGATCTCCCACTCCTCTTCGGTGTAGTATTTACCTGATGGCTTGAACAGGATCACGGTTGCTTTGGCCATGACATCTCCTTTCGTAGCGGTGATCGGATTCGAACCGATGATCTCTGCGTTATGAGCGCAGCGGGGACGACCGAACTCCCCTACACCGCGTTGCGGGCACCGTGCGCTCTAGGCTTGCGCCGTGCCCTCTACCTCCCTGTTCAGCCTACGTCGGAGGGTCGGCAGGAGATCCGCTAGAACGTACGGTCGTGCACGTCCACCCGGACCCAGCCTTCGAGGTGCCTACTATTGTCTTGCCACTTCACCATACGGGGTCCGCAGCCTACCCGAAGCTCATCTGACAGGGACATGTCGATGAAGTACCCCGGCTCGAACTTGGGGGCCAGTTCGGTGATGGTAGCAGTGTCCGGGATGAACAGAGCACCGTACTCAGAGGAGCTGGCTACGAGATTGTTGTCTTCGCTAAAGATACCCCTGTCCGGCTCGAAAGGTCGGTCCAATTCCACTGTGAAGGTTACTTCGTATTCCTTGGTCATAGCAGCTCCAGTTCATCTTCAGTGCACGTCCAGAAGTCGTCCTCAGGCAGGCCTGACTCCTCGGGGGCGATACGAACCTCGTATAGCGGGTGGATACCGGGCTCAGGTACGTCAATGATATCCCCAGCAACACCTCGCGGATAACCTGGGATAGACGAGTTCCCGTACTTCACAATGCAGACGCTGTCGCCGATTCGGAACGCCATCAGTAAGTCCTCTCTTCGATGCCGAAAGGCCAGGTATCTGGACTGGCCTCCACCAGAGCCACCGCAAAGGCGACGGCCCAAGTGGTGTACGCAGCCACCAAGCCCCACACTTCGTGATCTCCGACCACTACCAACTGCTGCACACACCAGGAGTCCATGAGCTTGCGGACTCGTACAGTCGGCTTGCTAGCCAAGGCTATCATGCCCAAATCGCAAACGCAAAGTGGCCGGTCAACCACACCATCGTGAGTACGAACAGGCCGATGAAGAACAGGTGGAAGAAGGACCACTGGGTGATCGGCTGGCCCTTGACCACACTGAGCATGTGCCACACGGCGGCTGACAGGGTGTTCTGGGGACGGCCTGCGGCCAACTGCCACAGCTCGTAGGTGAGGAAGGTGGTGAACCAGATGATGAACCATGCGGCCCAGAACGTCAGGGAGAAATGGCTGGGGTGATAGTTCACGGCGCCTCGATCCCGAGGTACTGGATCGGGTGGTCCTCTTCGATGGTGTCATCATTGCACGATGATGAGTCCCATAAGTTCCAGCTGGGTAAGAAGATCTCCCACACACCGGCCTGTCGGCGGTACAGGTCGCCATACTCCATCCGGTAGTACCCGTCCTTGTACTTCTCGTCGGTAGTCTCCTCCGCCCAAGGCTCCGGATCCTTCATGCGGGTGTAGTTCTGGTAGAACTGATCAGCCGGGTACTCCTCGATTTCCTCGGCAGTCCAGTGGAACACATCCTTCTGGTCATCGGCATCCCGGCGGTACCAACCAGTCACAGCAGCGGGGGCAACCTCCGTGATCACCGCATCGGCAGGAAGGTTAAGAGCTTCCCCATTACTAGCCCTTCCCCACTGGGAGACGGCACTCCTGTGCCAAAGGCTGTCCATCTCAACATCAAACTCCACGTGGTACTTTGTCACAGGGACACATCCCAACCCAGTAGGCGGTACTCTTCAAGGATCTGGGTGATCCGTGCCTTCGGCACGGCCACAGTGTACACCCGGCTCGGGAGCCGGGTGACCCGAACGAACGTAATCAAGTCCATACCTCCACCATATGGCACTGGGGGTGCCCTGTCAAGTACTTCAAGGAAGATTGTTCTCTGCGCCTTGCGGCGCAGTAGTAGGTGGTCCAGAAGAGAAATGCCCCCCTACCCCCCATGAGGTTTCATGGGAAGGTAGGAGGGAACTTCTCCCGGACCGCTTGTCCAGATGGAGTTCCTGCCCCACAGGTCACCCTGCATAGAGATAGATTCCACGGATCTGTCGAATCATGCACGTCCCTAGGTAAAGAATTCTTTACCTTACCCACCTTGACAGACCCACGGTCCGTAGGTATGGTTGTGGCATGGAAGAACTCATCCGGAAGCACATGGCCCGTGCGAAGCGGGTCGTACACGCCGAGTCGTTCAAGTGGTACATACCTGAGTGCGACCAGGAGGACATCCTCCAGAGCACGATCACCAACGTCATCCAGTACTGGAAGCCCCCGGCCATCAAAGATCCAGAGGCGTACTACCTCAGTTGCCTGCACATGCAGGCCCGGTCTGTGGTCATGCGTTTGAAGGGCTACCACAACGGGAAGAAACGACCTCAGCAGCTCAAGGCGGCCGGGGAAGAGGCTACCTCAACGGTCGGGTTGTACCAGCCGACTACCGAAGGAGATACCTTGCTCTTGGACGAGAGGATCTTGCCGACCATGCCGTCAGCTGAAGATGTCTACCTGGCCACCGTCCCCAGCAAGCGTGAGACGGCCCTCAGGGAGGCCGTAGACAGCCTGCCAGATCGTCAGCGGGTGGTTCTGACCCACCAGTTCTACGAAGAGCTCAGCGTGGCTGAGAGCGCTTCGGCTCTGGGACTCACCATCTCCGAGGTATCCTCCCTGCGGAGCAACGCCCTTCGGGCTCTGAAGAGGAAGCTCAATGCCTAAGGCTAAGAAGTTGGAGCGGTTGAGTATCAACCACGACAAGAACAAGCAGAACGTGTACGTGTTTTGGATCGACGGAGTGACCTCAGGCACCATCTCCCTGACCCCTGAAGAGGCGATCGCCATTGGCGAGGTCGGTCAGATGGCCAAGGTCTACCGAGAGGAGACGAAAGGTGCCTAAGGACTTCGTGCCACCTCATTTTTCGTACTCCTCCATGTCGAGCTGGATGCAGTGCGGCCAGCAGTACTATCTCCAGAAGATGGCCCACGTTCCGGAGCTGCCCTCCTGGTGGCTGGTGGGAGGCAGCGCGGTTCACGCGGTGACCGAGCAGTACGACCTGGAAAATTTTCCAGAAAATGGTATAGACCAATTATGGCAGGACACCTTCAACGCTGGCGTTGAGGAGCAGAAGACCCGCTTCCCCGATGTATCCAAGTGGCGCACGGCGGGGCGCAAGTCCAAGGCCAAGCCTGATGGTGAAGACTACCTGGCCTGGATGGACCTTGGTCCGCAGTTCGTGCGGAACTACATCGAGTGGCGCAAGCTGACCCAGTTCAAGATCTGGGATGAAGCTGTAGTCGGCTTCGACCAGGATACCGGCGAGGTCGAGACGACCTCTGGTGTTGAGCTCTCGCTGGAGTTCGAGATCGGTGGTTGGATGTGCCGAGGGTCCATCGACCGAGTGTTCTACGTGCCGAACTCGACGGACCTGATCGTAGTGGATATAAAGACCGGCTCTCGGATGCCGGATAATGACCTTCAGCTTGGCATGTACGCCGTGGGCATGGAGGTGCAGTACGGTGAGCGCCCCAAGTACGGGGCGTTCTACAACCCCCGCTTGAACAAGATGAGTGATCTCTTCGATATGTCGCCCTACACGGTTGACAGCCTGGCCCAGATGGGTGTACAGTTCAAGAGCGCGATCAAGAACAAGATCTTCCTTCCTCACAAGTCCGTCCTATGCGGCTACTGTAGCGTATCTGCTGGTTGCGCCGCAGTGGGCGGCAAGGATGCCCATCTTTACACTATCGAGAAGGTGTTGAATGCCTGAGATTACCTTTCGTCTGCCTGGCCGTGAGCAGTGATCCCTGAGTGGGACAGGTTCTGGGCAAAAGTTTCGGCCGAGGGTGACTGTTGGATCTGGACTGCCCAGATCACGGCTAACGGGTACGGGGCTTTTCGTTCCAAGGGTCGAGGCGCTTACGCGCATCGGGTCTCGTATGAGTTTATGGTGGCCGAGATTCCGGAGGGGCTGCATATTGATCATCTATGCAGGAACCGGAAGTGCGTCAACCCAGACCACCTAGATCCTGTGACAAAGCGAGAAAATGACCGGCGCAGGCCCCCGAAGACCCATTGCCCCAAGATGCATATGTATGACGAACAGAACACGTATTTCGATAAACTTGGCGTGAAGGTCTGTAGGGCCTGTGGCCGAGATCGTGCGCGTAAAAAGTACCGGACCCTCCACGGATTGGAAGTTTGATGCCAGACCTTACTTTTCGACTTCCTGGCAACGCTCAATATTCGTATGCAGAAGTGACGTTCTCCGCCAATGAGTTCCTGACGCTGAATCCCGGAGAGATCCGCGCGTCCCTTGAGGGAGCTCTTGCCGACCTTAACTCCGCCTTCCCGAGGAGTGCGGCGGCCCAGCCCACCCAGCTGCCACAAGCCGCCCCTGTGGCCCAGCAGCAGCCTCAGCAGGCCGCTCCGGCTCCCGCCGGACAGAACTGCGTCCACGGTCCGCGCAAGCACTCCAAGGGCACCAGTGCCCGTGGCGAGTGGCAGGCCCTGTTCTGCGCTCAGCCCAAGGGGCAGGGCCAGTGCCCCGCTGTGTGGCTGAAGGCTGGCGAGCCTAGGTGGGTCTGGGGATAGTGCTCTCTCTCGCCAAGACGTTACGCCAGGAAGGAAACCGAGGAGAGGCCCTTCCTGACCTGTTCAAGAGCTTCACGGTGAACGGTGTTCGTTTTCGGCGAGGTGGACTGCATTTGATCGCGGGCCAGCCTGGGTCCTACAAGACTCAGCTGGCCCTCGCTCTGGCAGATGCGTGGAAGTTGCCGACACTGTACTTCTCCAATGACAGTGATGAAACCACGGTGGCTTCCCGCATGATTGCCCGCAGAATGCGGGTCAACACAGAGCGAATCGAAGAGCGTATGCACCGGGAGCCCAAGTGGGCGAGTTCCCAACTGACTGACCTTGACCACATCAAATGGAACTTCAGCCCGAATCCCACCCTACCAGAGGTTGAAGAAGAGCTTCAGGCTTTCAACGAAGTCTTCGGGACCCCCCCGGTCTTGGTGGTCGTGGACGTTCTCATGAAGATGAACTACGTTGAGGACAGCGAGCACACTACCGCCATTCGAATCACAGACTACCTGGCGGGTATTGCTCGGGACTACTCCGCTTGTGTGCTCCTGGTGCATCACGCCTCCGAGGGGGTGCCGGGAAATCCGGTGCCTCCTCGTTCGGCGGTTTTGCAGAAAGTCTCGCAGTTCCCCTCGCTGATCCTGAATGTGGCCCCTATGCCGTGGACTGGGGATCTGGCTATCTGCGCCGTTAAGAACCGGCACGGAAAGCAGGACCCCTCCGGCAAAGACCACTTCATCTTGAAAGCTTATCCGGCTCAATGTACCTTTGAGGACATGCCCTGATGGCCAAATACGTGATTTCCGTGGGTGGCGCACCGCGCCGGAAGAGCAAGTACCTGCACGTGCAGGAAGGCACGAAGGTTCGGGCCGTGGCTCGATTCCTCTCCAAGGAGGATGCCGAGTACTTCAAGTCAATCCTGCTTGGCGTTCTTCCGATTGAGAGAGAAGATGACTAACACCGCGATAAACAACAAGAAGTTCGGCTTCAATGCTGAGGCAGAATTGCTCCAGTACTTCCGAGACAAGAGGATCACGACAGAGCGACTGCATCTGGCTGGAGCAGAAGACGAAGGTGATCTGTTGATCGACTTCTTTGCCATGCCGATTGTCGTTCAGTTGAAGACATTCGCCGCGCGTACTGCGA